GTTAACAGCCCTGACAAGAGACCTGTACCAAGTTGACCATAGAGATTAGCTTGTCCAAGACCTGAACCAAGCAGTGCCTCAAGTCCACCCATTTCTGCTTCACCAAACAAACCAGCGCCGTACAGCTGACCACGTTGTGCCATCTGTGCAGCTGGTAGACCTGCTTGTAGGGCGTTCAATGCTTGCGCTTGAGGTGTATAACCAGCACCCATGAACTGACCGCCTAATTGCGCCTGTTGCATCTGCTCTTGCTGTGCCTGCTGCATAGCACTGAGCATAGCCTGGTTACGTGACTCTTCTTGAGCCTTAGCCAAAGCAAATTGCTCAGGTGCGCCTCCGAACTGCGCTGTACGCAAACCTAAGCGTCCTTGTGAAGCTAAACGCTCTTCAGTAGCAAGTCGCTGACGCTCCTCTTCAGGACGCTGTGCTTGCCTAATGCGTTCAAACACGGCTTGCTCACGTTCCTGCGTAGGTTGCATGGCTTGACCAAAGAACTGACCAGCGCCACCAAACATCTGTTGTTGGAACGCTTGTTCTTGAGGAGACAAACCTACAGTAAGACCGCCTTCAGGAGTAGTAGTTAATGCTCCTCCTGTTCCTGTCGTTACTGTAAAGGGACGGAAGCGTGACTGCTCCATTCCTGTCTCAGCAAGCTCACTAGATTCCCTACGTGCTTGTTCACCTATATCTCCAAGACGCTGATAAGCTTTACCTGTAAGTAAACCACCAGCGCCAAGACTACCTAAACCTAATAATTGCGGTAAGCTCAGCATGATTTAATTCTCCTCATAGTAATTTACCCATTAAAGCCATTACGTTAATCTCCTGTAGTGACAGCTGTGAGCCGTCAATCTCCGCTTCTAAACCTACAACAACACTAGTTCCATAGCCTGTTGCGTTTAAACTTCTTTGGTTGGTCAAAGCACCACCTGTAAATTCAACAACGGTGTACTCACTCTCACCGAAGAAACCAGTAACTTGGTCTCCTACTGTAAATTCTGCTGTTGAGTAAGTACCCTTAAAGTCATAAGCCCACTTCATAAATACTGTTGCGTTGTTAGCACCTACTAACGTTGGCTTAAGCTTCTTAAGAATTTTTATTCTAGAGGCGTCACCAAATGTCAAACTTGGGCTGTAGTACTTAAAGCGGTAGCCTAATCCATTATCTTGATAGCCAGTGTACTGACTGATACCGGAAGAAGTACCTATGTTAAAATCACCGTTGTCTAAACGTGTGTAACAAGCAAAGCCTGTAGAAGGCCACCGTGTAACACGATAGGAACCATTCTCTGTTGTTCCTCGTACGTCAAAACAGTAAGTGTTGTCCTGACCTACAAAAGTTAGTAAGTAGAAACCTTCTTCAGGGCTATAAGCAGATCTAAAGAATGAAGTCTCTGTCTGCAGTGCGTTAATTATGTCCTTAGTAATGTTTCCTGACAGACTGCTAACAGGCATAGACTTTTGTTGTATTGTGCGTCCAAAGCTCTTTAAACCCGTGTGTGACAAAAACAGCACGTCAGTACCTGTATACTGCACAGTGTCTCTGTCTACACAACCAACGCCAGCTACAGTGTCAGCCAGTGACATAGTTGCGGGTGCTTCTGCACCTTGGTAAACAACAATGCTACGCTTACCAAAAATAATTAAGAAGCCATTGTGCGCTGCTAACGCTACAATCTCGTCATAGCCGTCAGGCCATACCTTAGAAATATCAATAGATCCGCTAGTGCCGCCTGAGTAGTCATGACCTATTAACAAATCAGACCAGTAAACAACAGAAGGGTTAGTGCTTAAGCCAGTTACCCAAAGTCGTCCATAGGCGGCTAACACCTCGTTACCTTGTACAACACCAGCAGCACCAGAAACACTGCTTAGTGTTACTACAGAAGTACCGTCGTATACTAAGGGTGCGTGAGAAGCTTGAAACAAGTAAGCCTTCTCATTAAAGTTAACAATCTTCCAGTTGTCAGCGGTGATTGTATAGCCACCAGGTGTAGCATCTGTAAGAGTAGTAGTGCCTGTAAATACCTTATTGTTACCGGCAGACAAAACAACGTTACTACCACTACTCTTTTCAAACTCATGTAATGCCCTGATTGTTCCAGAGCCTAGTGCTGTCTTGTCGGTTGTAATAACACTATGACCTTTACGTGCCGCAATACGACCACGCTTGTCAATCACAGCGTTGTCTGCTATTTCAGCAAACGACGGGTCTTGAGCCAGCGGTGAATCTTCAGTGTTAATACCTTTGAACGCTGGCGCTACAAGATTAATACTCTTTAGTTCTTGAGCCATATCAGATAGTCCTAAAGTACATCTCTTCTGGATGCTTGGCTGCGTCTATTGCAATAGCATCAGACAGATACCTATCAGCAATACCAAAGTACTCAGCAGTAGAAGTTCCTCCTGTCTCACCACGTTCACGAGCTAACAAAGCAACAGCAAGGTGTACTACAGGTTGCGAAGGTACTAGCAACGTGTCAGTATTAGCACTCAAGTCACCTTGTCGTTTAATAACGTCAAACCGCAAGCTGTATACACCGTCTGGTGTTGGTCCTACGAGTACTTGCGTGTCACTACTAGCGTCTAAACCGTTGTACGTGTAGTACATAGGTGCGCCTGTAGAAGCGTTGTTTATGTACAACTGCTCATTAAACCAGTCTTTACTTTGGTACTGCATAAAGACGTTACTAGTGTCATTAAGTACACACATAACCTTTACGTTGTCACCACAGTCAGTCAATGAGTACGTGTTGTCGTCAGCTGTAGTAGAAACAGTAATAGTGCTTCTCAAGGCAGACCAGTCGTTGGATTCCTCTACTAACTTCTTAGCGTCGTTAATAAAGTCACCAACCATCTTGTTATAAGTAGTACTAGTAACCGACGTGGTTTCTTCTTCACGTAGTCTACGTAGCACACTGTTCATAAGGTTTAAATATGTCATCCAATATATTCCTTAAACAAACTGCTTGTTATTGAACCTGGTATGTCCTGTAGAGACGCCGTATAGTCAACTTGAGGTGCTTGACCTATTTCTTCCAAAGTAGGTAACTCGTAATTAATGCCTGACATAAAAGGACTAAAGTCAGTCTTCTTAGGAGCAGTAGTCATCATTCCTGTACCACTTCCAACACCAGGTCCAACGCCGTCACCAGTACCAGTCCCTGTTCCAGCACCTGAACCACCTCCAGTTCCAGTACCGTCACCTACACCGGTTCCAGCACCAGTTCCGTCTCCAGTACCATCTCCAGTACCAGTAGTGTCCTTACCTTGTGTTTCTGCGTCCTTCCGTACTTCTTCAGAAGACTGTAGATCTTTCTCTAGCTGTTCATCAGCAGCATCTTTAGTTGCTTGTTCAGCGTCCTTAGCTCCAACCTCAGCACCAGTGTCTTTCTGAGCGTTCTCGTCCTTAGTAGCTTCTTCAGCAGCCTGTTGTTCCTTAGCGGCTTCTTCAGCTGCCTGTTGCTCTTTAGCTTGCTCTTCAGCAGCTTGTTCCTTTACGGCTTCTTCAGCCGCTTGTTCTTCCTTACGAGTTTGCTCAGCTTCTTCCTTACGTGCCTGTTCAGCTTCTTCCTTACGTGCCTGCTCAGCTTCTTCCTTTTCCTGAGTCTCTGCGGCTGCTTCCTTCTCTGATCTTTCTGCAGCAGCCTCTTCTTTTTCTTGAGTCTCAGCAGCTGCTTCCTTCTCAGCCTCTTCAGCGTCCTTAGCGTCGTCCTCAGCTTCTTTCTCTGCTGTTTCAGCTTCGGCTTCCTTTTGGGCTTCTTCGGCAGCTATCTCTTCTTTTTCTGCTGTTTCAGCATCGGCTTCCTTTTGAGTTTCCTCAGCTTCCTTATCAGCTTCCTCAGCAGCCTGTTGTTCTTTCTCGTCTTCCTCAGCGTCTTTCTCTTGAGCCTCTGCTTCCTTGTCTGCCTCTTCAGCAGCTACCTCTTCTTTCTCTTGTTTCTCTGCTTCTTTGTCTTCTTGTTCAGCTTGAGCTTCTTTATCTTCTTCCTCAGCAGCTTGTTGCTCTTTAGCGTCTTCCTCAGCATCTTTCTCAGCTTCTTCAGCTGCAGCTTCTTCTTTAGCGTCTTCCTCAGCATCTTTCTGAGCTTCTTCAGCCGCTTGTTCTTCCTTACGTGTTTCTTCAGCAGCTTCTTTACGAGCCTCTTCTGCTTCTTCTTTTTTAGCCTCTTCAGCAGCTTCCTTTTCTTCAGTCTCTGCAGCTGCTTCCTTTTCTGATCTTTCTGCAGCAGCTTCCTCTTTTTCCTCAGTTTCTGCCTGAGCTTCCTTGTCAGCTTCCTCAGCGTCTTTAACTTCGTCTTCAGCTTCCTTTTCTTCAGTCTCAGCTTCAGCTTCCTTTTGAGCTTCCTCAGCAGCTACCTCTTCTTTTTCTTGGGTTTCAGCCGCAGCTTCTTTCTGAGTTTCTTCAGCTTCCTTATCAGCTTCCTCAGCAGCTACTTCTTCTTTCTGTTCTTCCTCCGCTTCCTTATCAGCTTCCTCAGCGTCCTTATCAGCTTCTTCTGCTTCTTTTTCAGCTTCTTCAGCAGCCTGCTGTTCCTTGTCTTCTTCTTCAGCTTCTTTATCGGCTTCCTCAGCAGCTACCTCTTCTTTTTCTTGGGTTTCAGCCTCTTTGTCTTCTTGTTCTGCTTGGGCTTCCTTATCTTCTTCCTCAGCAACCTGTTGTTCCTTAGCTTGCTCTTCAGCAGCCTGCTCTTCTTTACGTGCTTCTTCAGCAGCTTCTTTACGAGCCTCTTCAGCTTCTTCTTTCCTGGCTTCTTCTGCCTCTTCTTTTTCTTCTGTTTCTGCTTCAGCTTCCTTCTTTGATCTTTCTGCAGCAGCCTCTTCTTTTTCCTCAGTTTCTGCCTGAGCTTCCTTATCTGCTTCCTCAGCATCTTTAACTTCGTCTTCAGCTTCTTTTTCTTCTGTTTCTGCTTCAGCTTCTTTTTGTGCTTCCTCAGCAGCTACTTCTTCTTTTTCTTGAGTTTCAGCAGCAGCGTCCTTAGCTGTTTCTTCCGCGTCCTTATCAGCCTCTTCAGCGGCTTGTTGTTCCTTCTCTTCATTCTCAGTGTCTTTTTCTGCAGTCTCTGCAGCTGCCTCTTCTTTACGTTGTTCTTCTGCAGCTACTTCCTTGCCTTCTTGTTCAGCTTTTATTTCCTTATCTTCATTTTCTGCATCTTTATCAGCTTGTTCAGCAGCAATGTCCTTCTCTTCTGTTTCTGCATCCTTAGCTTGCTCTTCAGCAGCTTGTTGCTCTTTGTCTTCTTCTTCTGCAACTTGCTCATCTTTAGCTTGTTGCTCAGCCTGTTGGTCTTTAGTTTCTTTTTCTGCTTCTTCTTTCTGCACTTCTTCAGCAGCTTCTTTTGTTATTTCTTCAGCTTCTTCCTTTCTTAGTTCTTCGGCTTGCTCTTTTTGCTCAGTTTCTGCTTGAGCGTCCTTCTCTGCGTTTTCTGCAGCTACTTCCTCTTTTTCCTCAGTTTCAGCTTGAGCATCTTTTTCTGCAGTCTCTGCATCTTTAGATTCAGTTTCGGCGTCAGCTTCTTTCTTAGCTTCTTCTGCAGCTACCTCTTCTTTTTCCTGGGTTTCAGCAGCAGCATCCTTCTGAGTTTCCTCAGCGTCCTTAGCAGATTCTTCTGCAGCTATGTCTTCTTTTTCTTGATTCTCTTCTTCTTTAGTAGCTTGCTCAGCTGCTTGTTGCTCCTTAGTTTGATTCTCAGCTTCTTTGTCAGCCTGTTCCGCAGCAGCGTCTTCCTTTGCTTTATTCTCAGCGTCTTTATCTTGTTGCTCAGCTTGCGTTTCTTTTGTTTCTTTTTCCGCGTCTTTTTCTTGTTGCTCAGCTACGTCCTTTTCCTGAGTTTCAGCATCAGCATCTTTCTGAGCTTGCTCCGCTGCTTGAGTCTCTTTCTCCTGAGTCTCTGCCTCAGCGTCTTTCTGAGCTTCTTCAGCAGCCTGTTGTTCTTTGTCTTCAGTCTCTGCGTCAGCTTCTTTCTTAGCTTCTTCAGCTGCTTGCTCTTCTTTCTCCTGAGTCTCAGCTTCGGCGTCCTTCTGAGCTTCTTCAGCCGCCTGCTGTTCCTTCTCTTCAGTTTCTGCCTGAGCGTCTTTCTCAGACTGTTCAGCAGCAGCGTCCTTATCTTCCTGCTCAGCCTGACGATCCTTTTCAGTTTCTTCAGCGTCCTTCTGAGCTTCTTCAGCGTCCTTATTTTCTTCTTCAGCTTGACGCTCTTTTTCAAGCTTCTCTGCTATTCGTTCTTCTTTTTCTTCGGTCTCAGCTTGAGCGTCTTTCTTAGCTTCTTCTGCAGCTACTTGTTCTTTTTCCTGAGTCTCTGCTTGAGCTTCCTTATCAGCACGTTCAGCAGCTTCTGCTTCCTTTTGTTCAGTCTCAGCAGTAGCTTCTTTGTCAGCACGTTCGGCAGCTTCTGCTTCCTTCTGTTCAGTTTCAGCAGTAGCTTCCTTTTGTGCTTCTTCAGCAGCCTGTTGTTCTTTCTGCTGTGTTTCCGCAGCAGCTTCCTTTTCTGATTCTTCAGCAGTATCTTTTTCAGAGCGTTCAGCAGCTTCCTTAGAAGCACGTTCGGCAGCTTCCTTAGAAGCACGTTCGGCAGCAGAGTCTGCCTCTTTTTGAGACTGCTCTGCCGCTTGAGTGTCTTTCTGTTGACGTTCTGCAGCGGCTGCTTCTTGTTCTTTCTGTGACTGCTCTGCAGCAGCCCTTGTTTGCTCCTTTTGTATTTCTTCTGCAGTATCATCAGCAGTAGGAACAGTACTTGCTAACGGGTCGTCTTCATCAGTAGGAGTAGTAGAATCACCACCGCCTCCACCTCCGCCAACATCTGGCTCAGGTTCTGGCTCAGGTTCGGAAGGTTCTTCATCAGGATCATAATCAGGATCTATCCTAACTTCTTCTAATTCGTTAGGGTCTCTTACACCAATAATGTTTCCAGACTCATCTACTTCATAAATCTGACCGTATTCTTCACTTCTGTCATAGTTAAAATCTATTACTACTTGACTGCCGTCAGTGTTTACGGTGTACCCAGATTGAGCCAGTGCTTCTATTAATTCTTCTTGGGTTGATACACCAAACAAACCCATTAAAACTTCTTGGTCTGATTCGGAAATATTAAAGAAGCCGCTATCACCGACACCGGTTCCAGCACTTGTCATATAGTCAACAAGAGAACCTATGTCTTGTTGTTCTATTGCACGATCAAGAGCAGCTTGAAAGTCAGTGTCTGAAGGTTGTCTGGGATCATAAGGAACCTGACCTTCAGTTAAACTTACTAGTTGATCTACAACAGTAGGATCGTCTACTATGTTGCCTTCACCATCAAACCATTGACCTTCTTCTTGATAGTAAGCAAGATTACCATCAGCGTCATAAAGCCCGTCTTGACCTAACTGGATTTCTCCCGTAGCAATAATAGACGCGCCTTCGTCAGCAAACCCGTCGTAGTAATCAACAGTACCGTCATCATTTACTACTGCAGAGCCACCAAAGCCATAAACATTACCTTCAGCGTCTACATAACCTTCAGAAGTAAATCGTAATCCTTCTATGTCTTGCCCTAGAATTCTATTACCATTTTCATCGGTGTAATAGTAATATGAACCAGGATCTACATAACCTGCACCTGCTCTGTACTCTAGTTCGTCTTCATCAACAACATCTGCAACACCTTCTACAGCGTCTGCAATGCCTCGTGCAATTTCATCAAACTGGTCTAAGTAGTCAGGAATGTCTACTTGGAACAAATCTCGTTGTCCAGACAAGAAGTCTTCAATAGCACTTATGTCAGGAAGATAACCACCAAAAAACTCTCGTAGTTCGTCGGCAGTAGAACTTGCCATTTCTTCTAGGTTTTCTAAGTAACCTCTAAACTGCTCCGAAAGACCAGCGCGAACCATAGCTTCAGCAAGTTGCTCAGGATCTAAGTCACCGCTTGTTGCTAACTGAGTAACTGAGTTAATAACGCCTGCTTGAATAACAGCGTCTGCTAATTCATTACCTGTCTCTAGTGCCTTAAGAATGTCTTGCGCTGTGTCTGTATCTAGCAACCCACCAGAAATAGCAGACTGTACAATGCTTTCTAAAGTTATATCTATGTCTTCACCGGTTAAAACCGAAGAACCTACTGTAGAAACTACTGAGTTAACTGCAGCGGATAAAGCAGCAGCTGAAGAACCACTTAGGTTTAAAAGAGCAGCAACGTCTTTACCAACACCAGCACCGCCTAAAAAAGAACCGGCAGCAATCTGCATTCCTATCTTTACGTAGTCAGTAAGACCTGCATGACTTACGTCTACAGTCTTTACATAAGCAGATCCATTCCACCGAAACTTGTCACCTGACTCACTATAGACTGTGTCGTTTATACCGTACTTTGCTAACAGTGCTTGGTTTTCTTCAGAGTTAATCCAACGGTTATATGCTGACGCTTGATTTTGTGTACGAAAGCCATATAGCTCCGCATACGTCATATTCGCGTCGTCACCGTACTGAGTTAGATCCTCACCTTCAAGAATCATTAACTCGTCTTCAGTTAAACTACCAGTGTATTCGTCCCAGTCACCTACATCGTAATCACCAGCCTGAATTAACTCTTCACGTTCAGTCATGTAAGCAAGGTAGTTGTCAAACGTACCAAACACTTCAGGCAGACGGTTTACAGTGTCACCCTCAAAGTACTCACGTAGCTCTGCTTCAGTTAACTGCTCAGCTTCTCTGCTTCCATACAAAGAAGTTGGACTAGCATCGCCACGCTCTGCACCCCTAAAAAATGTAAAGGTCATTTCAGAAGGAGCTTCTGGCTCATCACCTTTAACGTCACGTGCCGGTTTAATACCGCCAGTATCTGGAGCTGTAGTAGGCGTAGAAGGACCACCTACAGGTCCGCCAGCAGGATCAAACGGGTCTGATTCTCCTGGTGCTTTTTTAGTAGAAGAAGACGTAAACATTCCATTGCCGGTTGACGACGGAACCTTAGTAATAGTTTTGTTAGATATGTCTCTTTCAGGACTTACAGGCATGTACCCGACAGGAGTAAACTCAACAAGTTTACCGTTTATCTCTAGAATGTCACCGTATCTTGGAGCTGCCATTTACTTCTTCCAGTTAGCCAAGCCACGTAGGCCAAACGATGCTGCTACAGCCGCACCCAAGAAACCTTTGTACCACTCAGGCATAGCGTTGAGTGCTTCAAAGCCCGACATTACTACAGGGACCATGCTAGGAAAGAACGCAAGAATACATGGGATTGAAAACAAAATAGTAAACCACTCGTCTTTCCATGAGTTAGCCGCATTGTTCGCATGGATGTTTTCCCAGTTAGCATCCTGCTGTATAGCTACCATTTTGGCTTCATGGACAGCTTTTTTCTCTTCGGACTTACGTTCAAAGTGTCCTGTAACCAATGACGCTAGTGGCCCAATAAGCTGCTGTATCATTCTGTATCTTGCTCCCATAGAGCTTCGATAGTTCCAATACGTATTGTTAACTCGTGAACTTCTTCTTCTATCTGACGTAAGCCAATAACATCAATCTGAATGCTTTCAATCATCATGTCTTGTCTAGCATCATCAGGTAAAGACCCAAGTTCTCCACGAGGCCATAGGATACGAAACTCAGTGTTACGCTCTATTTCCAACTGTGACTTGTCAAAAGAATGCTCAATAGTGTTAAGACGTTC